AGAAGACCATCCATTTTTTCAATCCAACAGCAACTGCTCTCTTCTCATCTTTCATTGTCTCAGTTGCGTGAACCTTTGCAGGGTCCTGCACAAATGCTACGTGTGTACCTTCAGATTCTTCAACTACAATAGTGCGAGCGAGTACCTCTTCACCGTTCGTCAATTTGAGAACGCCAAAAAACTCTTCATCAGGTCTTACATAGTTTAGAGACATACGTTTAGTTTCCTCCTAATTTGATCTCTGTGATTGAGTAGTCAAACTTTTCATCCTTGTAAATGCGGATACGTTCAACCAAGTGATTCAAAGTTGCGTTACGAAAACGCCCATTGCTAATATCATCAGCGAAATCATATAGAGTTGCGCGACCTTTAGAGTCGTGCGTTCTGAGAGCTCTACCTATAGATTGTAAGTTTCGTATTCTTGATTTAGATGGGGATGCAAATATTACGTTGTGTAGGTTTTTAATATTGATACCAGTTGAGAAAGTACCGTATGAAGCAAGAATGATGGCGTTGTCACTTTGCTCACATATGCTGCGAATCTCTTCTCGTTCTTCAGTGGGGACACCACCGTGTACGAAGAAAAGTTTTTTACCTTCCCCACGACTATTTAGCAGGTCCCAAAGTGGGTCTCCGTGTTTTTCCACGTAGTTGAATAGGATCAGCGTGTTGCCAGTTAGATCCCGCGCAAGTCCTGTGATGATTTTGTTGCGTTTTTCGTGAGAGATGATATAGTTCATCTCGTCGTGATAACTATCAAACCCAATATAATCGTGCTTACACACTAGGATATTGATCTTCAGGTCAGACAATGCGCCACGTTCCTGTAGATCCTTAGTTCTGATATTACGATTCACTTGTCCGAATACACCTTCCAGTTGTAACTGGTGAGATTGCATTCCATCTAACGTGCCAGTCAAACCAATACGATGATTGGCATCGTGACACTTGTTCAGGATTGATGTTAGGGACTTTGCTTTGAAGAGGTGCGCTTCATCACCGATAACAACATCAAACCTATTAAAGTAATTCTTAGGCTCTTTGTAGATAGATTGCCACGTAGATATGACGACAGGACTTGTGACATAACGGTCTTGCCCTCCATAGATCTTACTGACGTAATGCTTTGCGTTCCATCCATACTCTTGAAAGTCTTGATAAAGTTGTTCAACCAAAGAGGTTGTGGGAACAATGATTAGAATCTCGCGGTTGAACTGTAAGTGCCAACGTACGAGACTGTAGATAATCAGAGATTTCCCAGACCCAGTGGGTGATAGTAAGAGTCTACGGCGATGTCGAAGTGCGCTATAAATTGATTGCAGTTGGTAATCTCTTGCCTTGAAAGGCAGACGTAGAGATCTAACAAAACCCGCAACTGCCTCAGGTGATATGCTGACATCTTGGTCCCCAGGTGTTCCATAATACTTAGACTCCTCAATGGTATATTCGTAGCCTTTTGTTTCAAGCCACTCAGTTAGGTATGGAAACAATCCCACGTGAAGTTCTCCAGTGCCAGGAGAGTACAAACGGATGTGTCCGTCCCATCTCTTATACCTGCGTTGCTTCTGGAGAAACTTCGCTTCGGGTACCTCAAACTTAAAGTATTCTGAGAGTTCCTGGTGGATATGTAAGTCTGTTCTAATCTTGAGGAATACTTCGTTCTTCTTCTCAATAATCGTCATCATACAGGAAACTCAAACCGCTTTGCATCAATCGCGTTCTTCACTTGGAATCCGCGATTGTTAATCATCTTGAGAATGTTCTCAATGTAATTTATGCAAGTTTCAAAGTATGCGATTTTGAGTTGCTGTTTTTGAATGTCCTCATCACTCTCAAGGAATGTGTTAATATCTCCCTTAAGAACTTTTAGATCAAATGCTTCTCCGTCGTCGTTGCACGTCTTACCGTTGTACCACAACCACTTCTCACGCCAAATCCTCTTGAGTTTCATCTTTTCATCCTCAAGAATCAATTTGTATTTGTTGAAGTATACGAAGTATTTTTGATGTAGTCTGGGTATGACTAGAGATTCCTCTCCCAGATTCATCTCATCAAACAGACAGTCCTTTGCCCAGGACTGCTGCAATTCATCAAGTAGTGCCATAATTTATTTTAGTTTGGCAACTCGTGTGCCATCAAGTGTTTGGATTTCGTATGATAGGAAGTCGAAGGTTGCTTGCGCTTGGAAATACTCTTGATCACCTAAAGTTGCATCAAAGTCGAGTGTACTAAGATCAACAGGTTTCAGATCTTGGAATACAACATTGAACTTTGGATTGAAGTTTGAATCTAAGATGCTCAGAGTTCCATCAGCAAAACGGAAGTCTGATCCCAAATCACGGTTTCGTGAAGTGGTATTAGCTTCAAGTTCAAATTCTGCTCGCTCGGAGAATCTATCTGGAACACCAAGTGCTCTCATCCAGTTATGGAGGATGATATAGTTTTCGAGATCCTCGTCCACAATGAACGTAAGGTTCAACCTACTGTAAGAAATTGTTCCGTCAATGAATGTTTCACGGTACGGGGTAGGCGCTTGAACCATAGACAACTGCATACCAGGTATGCTTGCCATTTGTGCAAAGTATGCAACCTTAGGATACTTTGCCAGGGTAAAACGGAAACCACCTGGGGAAAGAAAGTTTCTATTGCTGATTTGAGTAGCGAATGACATTTGCTATATTAGTGGTCTCCGTACTCTATTTAGTACCGATACTCCTCAATAATGTTCAGGACTTTGTTGAGCATCTCGTGTGCACCGTCGTGGAAGTCTCCATTCTTGTGCTGGTAGTTTCCGTTGTAGAGCATATGCTTGAGCTTGAGGACGCGACATTCCATTTCCTTTCGTGTCATTCCATTCCTTGGCATAGGTACTAGCATCATATCATTTATTTACACAAAAAAAGGACCCCGAAGGGTCCTTGTGTGTTGAATATATGACCAACGGATCACATAAGGTTGTCAACCAGAACACGTCTGTAGTAACGGTTAGCGTTAGCGGTGAGTGCACCACTACCCTGGGAGGTACCTTCTGCGAAGGGGTTAGCAACGAGACCGTATCTGGTCTTGAAGCCGATCTTCGGCTGGAAGGTGTCCTGACCAACGGCGCGAACCATCTGCAGAGGCACGTAAGGGCAGTAGAAGAGACCTGCGTCATATGCACTGCTACCTTTGTAACCTGCCACATAGAAGTGACGGTCAGAAACGTTAGCAGAGTAAGGATCGACGTAGACCTTAATACGACCGTTAAGAGTACCTGCGAGGGTGCTGCTGTTGTCGTCGGGGAGCAGGTTGCTGTTACCAGCAAGTGCGGGGGTGTAGTCAAGAACACCAGCCATAGACAGAGCAGATGCCACATCAGCGGAGCAGATGAGGATGTTGCCCTTTCCACGACGAGTCTCGTGACCGATTGCGTTCATATCTCTCTCAATCTGGAAGAGGAGACCCTTGAACTTCTCAACAGACCAGCGACCGTTGGAGTCAACGTCGAGGTCGAAGATACCTGCAGTTGCAGTGTTGTTCTGAGCGCCAGGACGAGCGATCTTGTAGACAGTTCTAACAACTTCTCTGTTGATCTCAGCGAGAACTTCAGTAGAAAGGATGTTAGCGAGTTCGCTCTCAGCATCCAGACCGTGAACTGCTTTCAGGTCTTGAGCAAGTTCCAAGCTGTACTCAGCTTTCAGTGCTCTGGACTTAGCAGTCACAGTGACCTTCTCGATGGAGAAGTTCATTTCTGCGAACTGGTTACCTGCAGCATCACCCAGTGCTTCTGCCTCGGCGGTAGGCATACCGTCGGAGGTGTTGTAGGTGCCGCTGTCGTTCAGCAGACCAGGGTTGCTACCTGCCTGAGCAGTTCTACCCAGATCAGATGCTGCGTTCTCTGCGGAGAACTCGGTGTCTGCCTCGTTGAAGAATGCTTCAGTACCAGCAGTACGGTTGGTGCCATAACGGGAGCGCATTGCGAAGATCAGACCAGTAGGTCCAGTCATCGGTTGCACACCTGCGATGTCATAAGCAATCAGCTTAGGCATCGAACGGCGAATGAGGCTAATCAGAACGGGGTCGAAACCAGCAACAGGACCAGTTGCAGTGGAAGAACCACTGAAACCAGCAGTGCCAGCAGACATTGTAGGTGCTGCTTCAGTCAGCACGCCACGCTCTTCAGCCAGGAACTTTTCTTGGTTTTCAAGCAGGACTGCGGTTACCGCTTTCTTATAGCTATCCTTGATGGAATCAAGACCTTCGCAATTAAGAACGGGGGACCACTTTTCCTGCAGATGCTCGGATTTGAACATTTGCTTTTTACCTCTTTAGGTTATAGTTTTGGAAAAATTGGTTTAATGACTAATTCACTTAGTCCAGCGACGGAGCGCATCGACGTAACGTGACATCGATTCCGTCATATCGCTATCCACAACAGGTTGGACATCTTCAGCAATCGTCTCTGCTGCCGCTTGGGGCTTGCTAGAGAAATACGACTCTTTCAGAGTCTCGATTTTGCTGCGGAATGACTCTTCATCTTCAAACTCAACACCCTCTGCCAGACCAGCAAGCTTTTCCCTTTCGGTAGCTGCCAGACCCTCAGAGATCTCACTCACAATCCCATTCTTCACGAATGCACCAACCTCACGGGTCAGAGCAACGTTCTTATCGATTTGCTCGTTGAGTTTTGCTTCCATCGAATCTAGTTCTGTCACCATCTCAGAGATGATGTCAGTTTTTTCTTCGGGAACCTCAATATGGTTCTCGACGAATACTTTTTTGAGACCAGCAACAACGCTCTCAGCAATCTCGGACTTCAGTCCAGTTTCGATTGCGATCTCGTTCTTGCCCATCCACTCTTGCACAGCATAAGTCAGATACTCATCGACTTGCTCTGCGAGAGAAGCTTTGACTGACTCAACCTGCTCACTGAGTGCTGTTGCATACTCACCGTGAACACGATCGAGTTCCTCGTTGAGGCGGGAAACAACTGCAGCTTCAAAGATTGTTGCTGCTTTTGCCTTGAACTCCTCACTCAGGTCCTCGCCCTCAGTCAGTGCTGCCACGTCTGCGCTCAGATCGATTTCGATCAGTTCATCACCTTCAGCATTCTCTGCTTCCACAGATTCGTGCTTCTTGGGCGATGCGTCAGAGGGCTTGGTCTTGGGCGCGGATGCCTGGGTCTGAGAAGGAGTCTTCAGTTTGTTAGACTCATCATCAGGTTTGTTGTTTGTAGGGGTAGGACCGCCCAGGTCCTCAACCGATCCCAGCGAAGAACCATCAGCAACGGCACCGTCGAACTTAGCTTCGGTGACTTCTTGTTGTTCTTCGGAAACCATCACTTCTTTTTCTTGCGACATTGGTTGTCTCCTTAGTAGTCTTTGCTATTCTTAGAAATATTTATCGTTTACAGAGTTTTAAGGAACTGAGAAAACGCGGAAAGTTTGCGCTCTTCCAGAACTGCTCTGTTAGGAGCATTGTCAATACTCCTTTTAATCGTTGCAACTTCGGACTCTCTAATGATTCCGTTGTTCCAGACCCACTCTTTACCTTCCATAATTCCGTTCACAAATGCGTCAGGAGCAGAAGGATCAGCAACAATATCTGCTGCTGTAGCGAGCATAAAGTCGTCGGCAACGATCTTTACACCTTCACTGGAGGTTTGCAGTGAACCAATGCCACGAGAAGAAACGCCAAGTTTGACGCCTTCATCGAGAAGATTCTTTGCGATGTTACCCATAGGTGTATCAAGGATGCGTGCACGTCCCTTGAAGTTATTTCCTTCCTGAACCAGGGAGGTGATAACGTGGGAGACACGATCCAAGTTGACGGTAGGACCGTCGGGATGACCCAGTTCACCAAGAGCGCGACCCGTCTTAATGAATGATTCATTATATTTAGCGACTTCGCGAGCAAGTGTACTGATGGGATACATCCGACCATTGCGGTTTTTGATCTCACCTTGAAGGAAAGTACCTTCAATGTACAGACGCTTCTTACCGTTCTTTTCTTCGGTTAGAAGTTCAATGTCTTCAATCGTTTCCGTGATCAGTTTCATCAGTTTCCTCTTCAGGTGTTTCTGTGGGGTTCATCCAGTTACCAGCAATGTCCTTCTTTTTTGCTTCAAGAGCATCAGCAGTCATTGCCTTCAGTGCGACATCGACCTCCTTACTGAGATCCTTAGATCCCGTAAAAAGTTTATTTACGATGTCCATAGCATCTACGCTAGCCATAATGTTAGATTGTCATAACAGTATTATTTAGAATTCTCCGCGTTTGTAGTCTGCGGGCGCAATAGATTCAACTCCGCCAGGACCAGTTTCTTCTTCAGGAACTTCGCCCATAGCATTAGGATCTTCTAATGGCATTCCAGTTGCGGGATCAACAGATGCGGGATCCATCAACTTTCCACTTTCAATTTCTTTTTCAATTTGCTTGTCGATTTCTCTGATCTCAGCATCAGTCTGCTTAAGGATCTGACGGCGGAGATAATCAAGTGAGAAATACTTACCAGCAAAAGGATCCATTGTCGCAAGGAGATTCAGACGTTCAGTCATAATCTCTTTCTCCTTCAGTTCCGCGAAGTAGTTATCCGCGATGAAGTCATACTGAATGTGCTCTGCCATATCTTCCCAATCTTCGATTGAGCAGATACCTTTGAGAACCAGTTGTGTCTTCAGCAGATCGTGGAACAGTTCGGAGAACTTCTTACGAAGGCGAGTGACAAATTTTTGAAATTTAATTTCGTCGCGTGTGATTTCAGCAGCGCGACCCAAATTAAATGTTGACTCAGATTCAAGACGTGACTCAGGAACATTGAGTGCACGGTAGAGTTTCTTTTGGAAATACTTTACGTCCTCAAGCTCTCCAAGATTTTGTCCACCTGGGAGCGTAGTGATTTCAGTACCTCTTCCACCTTCACGTCTTGGGAGCCAGAAGTCTTCGAGCATCGACATAAATTTTCTGTCGTCTCGGATTTCCCCTGTGTCGGCATTGTATACAAGTTTGTTTCTATAACGGGACATCACCTCACGGAGGTATTGTTCCGCTTTTTGTTTGGGAAGATTGCCCACGTCAATGTAGAAAATTCTACGTTCTGGTGCGCGGGACAAACGATAGATCACAAGACTGTCTTCAATCATTCTAAGTTGATTGAGAGCTTTGATTGCCTTGTGCAAATGTGACATAATCACATTCTTGTTCATATCCTTCAGACCAGAGTGGCAGAAGGCAATAGCATCAGGAGCAACCTTGATACCAGCAGTCTCTGCCGCTCGCAGACCTTTCGGATTGTAAACGTAATATTCAGCAGACTTAGGAGCGAGGTTCGACTCCATAGTGCGCGGATCGACAAACTGCTTATCCTTCGGACGTTCTAGCTCGATGACCTTGCGAATCTTACGCGGGTCAATGTATCTAAGTTCCGTG